GGCTCATAACGTTGGTGTTACTCCCATTAGCTGGACTTCTCTCTGTCCAGCCACTGGGACCAACCCAATGCAGACGAAAGTCTGCGTTGTGCCTTATTCATGTGGCTCCAACCAGGAACCCATGGAGGGATTACGGAACCTCCCATCGAATCAGTAAATGGAGTGGCGATAACATCGAAGTCTTCTTCTCGATGCTTGAACCAATCCAAATACCGACCGATGGTGCCGCCGAGAGGGTGGACACTTTTCCAGGTCTCTGCAATCGATTTAACACGACGATTGAGAGACTTCTTAAGTGTCCGTGGTTGAATGAACTTCGCATTGGCCGGCTCTACACCCATCATCAAGGTGTATTGTCGACACATGTCACCAGAAAGCTTCTCTACGTACTCACTTGGACGGAGATTCAAGCGAGTACAGCCTTCTGGGGTCACGTCATCCTTACCAATAACCCGGTAAGAATGCTCTGTGAAATCACTCTCCACGTCGTTGACAGCCATCTGTCTCCACTTGCCGGGAATGGACCACGTCCAAACCCTAAGCAGAGCCGTGTGATCACCTGCACCATTGGTGAGCATCACAGCTGCTGCCTTCCTGTAGTGAACAGGAGCAACACGAGACAGAGGAGTGTCACGACCCCTCTTCGGAAGCAGTCCAAGTCCACCGAGCTCGCGCGGGAGGTAGGGACACAAGTAACCATAGTGTGTTGTCAGATTTCCATGACATACACGAAGGACTTCGTGAACCAATCTCGCCGGTGCTTGCTCGGACAGCGCCCAGGAGGCAGGTCCCAAGGTGAACCAGGAAGGACAATCTTTGTACTTAGAAAGTCCGGCCAGGAACAACCCTGTGGAATTGCCTACCAATCCCCGCAATGGAAACGCGGGACTCCAGGAGGAAAATTCAAGAATTGGGAACGTCATCTGTGTCTCTGGAAAGAAATCCATGAGGTACAGCCTGTTCGAACCCATCTTCGAGAATCTTCTTCTTGGAAGGGGTGCTGTTCCCAAAGTGTCTACAACCTTGAAGTGGACAATCTTCTCGAGGAAGATGCCCACCGCAGGGGAGTAGGCGTGCTTACCGGCAGAGAATTGCATGCCGCAGGAGATTGCAAGCTCCTCGTAAGCACCCCTCACCCCTTGTGGCCATATAGCGAGCAGGTCATCGCCACATATAGCATAAGGGAAGAGAGACTTTGGGATATCGACTTGGACGAGGTGTCGTCTGAAATAGGTGATCGAGTCTTCTGCCCAAAAGATCTGAAGCAGAGACAAGATTACCCACGTGAGAGGGAGGCCCATCAGGATTCCACGGGTAGATTCGTGGACACTCCCGTCGGGCCAAAGGACATGCATTGGACCAAGGCACATGAGGCCGATGTGTTTGAGAGAGTCAGAAAGACCGGCTCCCTCGCACACACCTTCCCACATGGCCATGGCCACCTCAAAGGGAATCAGGTCAGAGGCCGATGTAAAATCAGCGCTCAGAACCTTACCGATACCGCGGAATTTCTCTACCGCAATTTCGGGATTTCCAGAGAGGACGGCTTGAGAAGCAGGGTGGTGACGCAAACCCCTAAGCAACTCAAGTCGGCAAAGATGTCCCAAAGCAACCAAGGCTCCAGGGGATTTTGTTACCACCCTGACCTTGTTGCCCCTTTCACGGACGAGTTCGACTTTCGCTTTAGGCAGATGACCAAGTGCCTCAAAGTCGCGGAACAACTCGTCTTTCATTCGACTATCCGTAATCATCAGAGTAAGCTGCTCTTGGGAGAGGTTCGAAGGAACTTCACCTTGAAAAGCAAACTCTGGTGCCCGTTGGGAGACCTCGACAAGATAAGCGGCCAATCCTCCATCCTTCCTCGATTTCTCGAGGCAGGCTCCAGAAGACAAAGGGAACGACGGAATCAAAGTCTGGCTGTTCGCAATATAGCGACGACCAAACCTCTTCCCGAAGTCCTCTATCTTCAAGAGCGTAGATGTTGGAACGGTAAACTCACTTGTCAAGGCTTCCTTGTGATTTCTCAACGCTTTTGCTGCTATCGATTCATTCCCTTGGGGAAGAGAACGACCGAGGTACGATGCCTGTTCCAATTGGCATTGAGTACCGGCAAGACCGAAAAGTCTCACAAGGCGAGGAGTTGTTACAGACGTTCCACGCAAAGCGGCCAATCGACACTCGTCAGAGAGTCTTTTAAGCTGCAATGCTGCTGTTCCCTGTCCGGAAAAGACCGAAGTCTTAACCAGCCAGATCAGCAAGTGGTTCATACGTTCCAACGTCCTCCTCCCTCTCGGGCCCTTCATCACAGACCGATTAAAGACAGGTCTGTGGCCTACAGTTGCAGTGAATGTCGCGCGGATGCAAGTCCAAGCTTCAAACACAAAACTGTAGAGGGTTCTTCTTTCTTGAGGTTTCCTTTTCAAGAAAGACGCTCGAACAGCAAGACGGAGGTCTTCTGTAAGAGCCTGGTTGGCGCCCAACAACGGTGTGCAGGTTGTTGAACTCGGCTTCCTTCCAAGGTCAGACTTACGTCTCGACCGAGGAAGGGCGGGTTTAATGCCAAACGCACTCCATGGGTCTCTCAATAATCCCGTAAGGGAAGTTGAGATCTCCACGTTATGCTTCG